AAGCCAAGACGCAGTCGTTCCGCGTGTTCATCATGGACATGCACGGTGGCGCCCTGCGTGACCTGGGCTCCGGCCGGCTGCCGCATGAGTTGTACACCGAGCAATTGAAGAAGCACGGCATCAAATCTCAGGCGTCGGGAGTCTCATTCATCCCCGGGTCGGACGATATCCCGGCCCGAACGGCCCTCGTCCGGCAGATGCTGCATATCCGCGGTGACGGCAGCACACGCCTGAAGATTCTGGACGGCGCCTGCCCCAACCTCATCCGTGAGATAAAGCGCTATCGCAAGAAGACAACAACGGTCAACGGGCAGACGTTCGTCACCGACGTGCCGTACACGCGCGGCGAGGTCCATGCCTGCCAGACGCTTGAGTACCTCTGCGCCTACGAACCCAAATACTACGCACCCCCCAAGGTCTATGGCCCCGAGCCGTGGTGGGTGAAGTACCTAGCCGACAAGAAGCGTCGGCAGGGCGAAAGCAGCGACAACTGCGTCATCCTCGGGCCGATAGGGAGTCGAAGGAATGTCTGATTACGTGATGCCGGAAGTGAAGCTGGGCGAGTGGGTCTATTTCTACGCCCATGAGGGCGCCGACCCCGTGGTGGCCATGGTCCAGCAAGTCGGGAAAAGCACCCTGGTGCTGTGGTCGATTTCCCCGGGTTATGGGGGCGTGGAGCGGCCCAGCGTCCACCACAAGAGCGATCCCCGGATGGCGGAAAACCCCGAGTGGAAGACCTACGGGACGTGGGACCACCAGCCCCGCGACCCCAAGATCGCCATCCTGAGTGAGCGGGTTTCGGCCCTGGAGCGGCGTTTGGAAGCCGTGGAAGGCAAAAAGGCCAAATAGGGGCATTGATCAGTAGGAGATCACATGTCCGAACAGAACCCCCTGCGGCCGATTGTTCAGTCCTGGATCAAGAAGATCACGCTTGCGCAGAAGCACAAGAAGCCCTTCACCTCCGACGCCCAGGAGGCGATGGACTTCTACTGCGGCGACCCGGACTTCATGTGGAAGGATGCCTATGCCCGGGGTGAGAGAGGCTACAACCGCGGCCTGTCCCCCCCCGAGTTCCGCATGCAAGTGAACCGTGTGTGGGAGGCTGTCCGCATCTTCTCGGCGGTCATCCACCACCGGAACCCCGAGCGGCTTGTGACCCCCAGGCAGTATCCGGTCATCCCGCCGGAACTCCTGGGAATCCAGCCTCAGCCTCCCGTGCCGCAGATGGGGCCAGATGGGCAACCCGTCATGGGGCCTGACGGCCAGCCGGTGATGATGCCGGACCCGCAGATCATGGCCTACCAGCAGGGCCTGCAGCAGCAGCAGTTCATGTTTGGCCGGCGACAGATTGTCTCCAAACTTCTGGAGGACTACCTGAACTACACGCCCAACGAACTGGACCTCAAGCGCCATTCCCGCAAGGTGGTGGAAGAGGCGTTCATCAAAGGCGCTGGGGTGTGGTGGCATGAACTGTATTCGCCTCCAGGCTCCACCGTGAAGATGGCCGGGTCGTTCTTCGACTCCATCGACAACATCGTTTGGGACGCGGACGCCGACGAGTTTGAGGACATCCGCTGGGCGGCACGCAAGCGCATCCAGCCAGTCAATGAAGTGGCGGCGAAGTTCGGCCTGAATCCCGATGATCTCAAGGGTCACCTGGAGAGCTACCAAGCCCGGGAGGACGTGGACGCCCGCGGGTACGAGTACAAGAGGAAGCAGGGCAAGACCAACGATCTGATCTGCTACTGGGAGATTTATTCCAAGACGGGGTTCGGTGACAGGCTCAAGGATGCCGAGCCGGACCTGAAGGGGAAGTTCGACGCCCTTGGGCAGAACTGCTACTTGGTCGTTGCAGAGGGAATCGATTACCCGCTGAACATCCCTCCCGCCATCCTCCAGGAAGAGGTGGACGAGACGGGCATTCCCCAACAGTTGTTCATGAATGCCCAGTGGCCGATCCCGTTCTGGGTGGAGCCCAACGGCTGGCCTTTCACGTTGCTTGCGTGGCACGGCAAGCCGGGCTACTCCTGGCCGATCAGTATTATCCGCCCTGGCATCGGGGAGCTTCGATTTATCAATTGGGCGATGAGTTTCTTGGCGACTCGCATCGCCACTAGTTCGCAGACACTCATCGGCGTATCGAAGTCAGCAGACCCCGATATCAAGGCCAAGCTGCTTGAGCGCAGTGAGGGCGGCTTCAAGATCGTTGAAATCTCCGAGGCCATCGGCCGAAACGTCAACGACGTGATCTCGGTGTTCAGCATGCCCGGCGTGACGCAGGACATGTACCAGATCATTGCCGAGGTGACGAACCTGTTTGACCGCCGCGTGGGTCTGACAGAACTCATTTACGGCATGACCCGCTCATCCTTCAGGTCGGCTGCAGAAGCCGCCGTGAAGTCGGAACAGATTTCGGTCAGGCCAGACGATTACGCCAACACGTTGGAAGACGCCATGACCGAGGTGTCACGCAAAGAGGCACTGCTGGCGCGGTGGATGATCCAGCCGCAAGACATCGCTCCGCTCCTTGGCCCCATGGCCGCGCAAGCCTGGGCGCTGCACGTCCAGCAGGAAGACCCGGAGAGCATCGTCCGGGAGTACTCGTACCGCATCGAAGCGGGCTCCATCAAGAAGCCGAACATCGCCACCAAGATTGAGAATCTGAACCAAGCGATGCAGACCCTCATGCCAGTGGCGCAGGGGCTAATGCAGGCCGGGAGGCCGGAACTGTTCAATTCTCTGATCACCGACTGGGGCGATGCGATGAACTTTGACGTGTCGAAGTACATGATCCCCCCTCCTCCACCTCCAGGCCCGCCTCCAGGCGAGCCAAACAGTCCGACGCCCCCGCAAGGACAATAACCCTATATGGACGTTCCCGTAGAAGTTTTGCGTTCCGGCCGAGAGGCCATTGACCGCTACATCAAAGCCCTTCCGTACGGCGAGAATTGGGCTGCCATGGTCGCCACCCAGATCGCCCCAGGAACCAAGGGGTCCGACCGGGCGTTCATGGAGGGGCGTCTTAACAACCAGCAGTTGGACGAGATGCCCACCCGGCAGGCCAAGTTCATCTCCCAGCAGGCTCGGGACGCGGGGATCAGCATCTCGGGCAAGTACTACTGCGGCGGCATCGCGGATCACCGCGGCTGGCGTGACCCCGAGGCGTGGGTGTCATCCAACGATGACATCCGGCGGGTCGCCATGAAGCGCGGTCACACGGTCGCCGGCAGTGTGAACTACGACGCCGGGCCGCCGCCGCCTGTCAAACGCAAGGCGTTGAGTGAGCGGATCATCAAGGAAGAGATCGCCCGGGAGAAGAGGCTGAACCCGGGGCTCAAGGTCACGCCCGAACTGCGGCACAAGATCATCGAACGTCACGCCCATCCCAAGTTGCGAGGAAAGTAATGGCCATCATTGAGAGGTTCTTTTCACCGGGCTCGGTCATCACCGCATGCTCGTCAGCGGCGACCACCACGCCCCGGTTTCCTTTTGGCCGCTGGGCCGGTGGCGGGGTGCTGATCACCAATACCAACAGTGCCACGCAGATCAACTGGTATGCGTCCTCGGGCAACGAGACGGTGCCCGTCCAGGTCTACGGTGCCGATGGCTCGGCCGTGACCTCGGCCGTCACTGTGGGCGGGATTCCGATCCCCGATGCGTGCTTTGGCTATCCGTACGTGGCCCCGATCATTACTGGCGCCGCCTCCTGCCAGATGACCGTCTGCGTAAAGGGCTAGTCGCATGGCGATGAACCAGCGGCTGATGCGGCCGGTGGCATCCGGCCCGACCTACCACCCAGAGGCGTTGGCGTGGCGCACGGCAGCACTGGCAAATGGCGGCACCGGAATCACCGCTTCCACAATGCAGGCGGTATCCGACTTTTGTGCAGCCATTGATGCGGCCGGCATTCGATCAGCGTTCCTGCGCTTGAATCTCGTTTGCGGCGGGAATTTAGCAGCCGCTCGCACGCCGCTTTACCGAGGGGCTTCGCCCGGCGGCACGCAGTACGGGCCTGTCATCGACGTAAACGTCGGCCCACTGGCGGAGGAAGATTACACACAGGCAACCGGCCTGTACTTCAACGGACTCAGCAAGTACATCGACACTGGACTCACAATCGGCAGCCTGTACTCGTTCGGTGCCGGCGCGTCCGACACGCATGCAAGCGTGTATCTGCGGACCAATGATTTTGGCCCCCACTTCGGCGGCCAGGATTACGCAGGCGCGTATTCCAACAACGCCGTGGCCTTGGACGCTGGAAGCAGTGGTGGATTCATCGCTGACTACGCCCCTGTTTTGCGAATCGGCAATGTGAATTATGGCGAAGGCGAGATTTTTACAGCCGCGGCACATGCCCTTGGCCATCATCTGGCAATGCGATCCAGTGATTCCGCCGGCGTGTACTTGCAGGCTGGAACGGATGTGACCGGCACCATTACGGGCTACACCGCCGCCTTTGCTTCGGCAGACAGCACGCCGCTCTATTTTGGCGCGACGTGGTCGTCAACAGACAACGGCAGTGGGCCAGAGCCAAACCCTTTTCTTGGTCGGGCAACGCTGGCTGCGTACTCTGTCGGGCGCATTCAGGGCCTGAGTGACAGCGCAGGGCGAGTCGCATTTTACAATGCCACGCAGGCGTTCCAGACGGCTCTCGGGAGGGCTATCTAATGGGCTGGCTGGCAGTGACCGACAAGCAGCGCGCATCGCTCGCGGCGTTCAACACAGGCAGCGTGCGAGTCAACGTGGTACGCGGCACGCAGGGCGGGTGGCTAGTGTGCGATGACGCACTTGCCGAAGCAGTGCCCGGCGGGTCACTGGAGCAGTTTGCAGATTGGTATTCATTGCTGACGCCCAGCGATGACGTGCCGGCACCGCCGACCAGGCCCACACGACCCAGGCGGTAACTGCAAGAGACGCTGCAGTATGCCTACGATCACAACACAGGAGAACCGAAATGGCAGAAGCCAAACTCAGCCGACTCTATAGAAACTTCGATATCACGCTTAGCACCGCAACCTCGTCTGCCACAACGGTGGATATGCGTGACGTGGCTGGCGCTGTTGTGTCGTTTGGCACCATGAGCGAGGATGTCACGACGCTGCAGATGTGGGGAGCCACCTCGAGTGCAGGCACGTTTCGTCGGCTGTACAAGGCCGATGGCACGGCGGCTGATCTGACGCTGACGCCTTCCACGACGGACGGGCGCACGTATGCCCTACCTGATGAAGTGTTTGCGGTGTCGCACCTGAAGTTGGTGTCAGGCACCACGGCAAGCAGCGGCGTGACTGGCGTTGTGGGGCTCAAGAGCTAGGGCCATGCCCCAGCGGATACCAACGCACAGGCCACTGCGTTTGCGTACGGCGCAACGCAGGGATGAGTCTGGGCGGCCCAATGCGGCGGCGCGTGGGTACTGCGACAAGGCACACAGGCGGTGGCGTCAGGCCGTGCTGACACGTGATGCGTTCGCGTGCGTTGACTGCGGAAAGATCGATCAGGCCAACCACGCTGACCACGTCGTGCCCATAGCCAGTGGCGGTGAACGGTACGACGTAGGGAATGGGGCTTGTAGATGCCCAGCGTGCCATGCACGCAAGACTCTGCGGGAAAATAGGACGAAGGCGGGGCGGTCCGCATCATAGGGGCGTGCGTGGATACAAACCCCACGGTTCCATCACGCGGACGCGTGGCCGAAATTGCAACTTTTGGAGGCCGTAGCGTCATGACTAAGGGCAGGAAGCCGACGCCTAAACCGATACTTAGCCTGCGCGGGTCACGCGTTAGGGGGCCGCACAGCACCGGAATTGACGCACCGCCTGGCGTGCCGCCGGCGCCGGCGTGGCTGTCTGACGTTGGCCGTGCCGAGTGGGATCGGATCGTGCCCATGCTTGAGGCTAGCAAGGTTATGAGTCTGCGGCACCAGCAGACGCTGGCCGCCTACTGCGACTCGTTCGCAGACATGGTGCAGGCCGACGCAGAACTGAAGGCCAACGGCACCACTCTGATGGACGACAAAGGTAGGGTGAGTAATCACCCGGCATGGACCCGCAAACGGGATGCCCGCACGTCGATGCTGAAGATCGCGGCAGAGTTTGGCCTGACGGCATCAGCACTGGCCCGCGTCACGGCGGTTGAGAATGGCCCGCAAGAAGACGACGAAGACGCCCGAATGTTTGCCTGAGTACGGCCAGACCGGCGTGGACGCGGTGAATTTCTTCACCAAGCACCTGCGGCACACGCAGGGCGAGCTCGGCGGCAAGCCGTTCGTGCTCGAGCCGTGGCAGGCTAGCTACATTGGCCGGCTCTTCGGGACGCTGCGTCCGGACGGCATGCGTCAGTACCGCACTTCGTTTCTGGCGATTCCCCGCAAAAACGGAAAGAGCACTCTGTGTGCAGGCATCGCACTCAAGCTCCTCTTCGACGGTGAGCCTGGTGCCCAAATCTTCTCGTGCGGTGCGGATCGTGAGCAGGCACGGCTGGTGTTCGAGATGGCGAAGGCGTGCGTGGAAATGTCCCCGTCTCTTCGCACCAGGCTCAAGGTCTACCGAAACAGCATTGTCAGAGAAGATACGCACTCGTTCTACAAGGCACTCTCGGCCGAGGCGTTCACAAAGCACGGTCTGAACGCTCACGGCGTCATCTTCGACGAGCTCCACGCCCAGCCAA